GTTACAAGACAAGATGGGCATGACTGAAGAAGATGCAATAGATCATTACTACTATAATATAGAGGGCGGTTATCTAGGAGATGACTCCCCTGTATTTCTTAACAAAGTATTTCCAGAGAGCATATATGGATGACCAGCAAAACATCAAGGACATGAAAGAAAAAGAATTAGATGTAAAAAGAAAAGAGTGGGAACAAATTACATCAAAGATGAGAGCAGGGTCAGGTGCAACAGGTGTCGATGTTAGTACAATATTTAAACCAGAGGCATCAATCTTGCAAGAACTAAAGAAGGAACTTCAGACTCAGGGTGATGCTCTTGCAGAGTATGAAACCCAAGATTGGCAAGATGAGGGAGAGTGGATTACCCAAGGATGGTGCGAGGCACTTGAATTTGCAATCAAGGTAATTGAGAAACATAACAAATGACAACTCTAATCTACTTAGGAATGGCAGTCTTCCTAACCGTAAGCATAGGCTGGTTTAATCCAGACCCTTGTCCACATAATCTAGGAAGTGGCACGATACCTGCATTAGTAATGAGAGACTGTGAATACAAGCCTGTAGGTGGCATGGGACTACAATGGGTGAAGAAGGAGATAGAATGAACATCATACCCCTTAAACATCTAATTTTATTATGGATTATATATTCATACTTGTGTTTCTTTAATGAGTGGAACCGTTTCATTTCTGGAGAGACCTTTCAACTAACAAAATTTTATTGGTAACACAATGGTAGAAAATGAAAATAAATAGAAAACATAAGGCAATGCGTGAAAAGAAAGCGTTAGAGTGGGACAAGAGGACAAGCAATTTATCTTTCAAACTACACCCACTAAATAGAAAAGAAGGGATAACCAGATCATACTATCCCTGCGGTCACCATATAAACTTCCCCTCCGCAGAGTGTCATAAAGAAGGACGAGAGGAACTTATAAAACAAGGCTTAATTTAATTGGGAGGGACAACAAGTTAGACCACACTATTGATACAGTAATTACACCTCTGTACTGATTGACAAGCTAAACTCTGTTGTCCTCCTAGAAAGGGAAACATGGAACAATTAAGTAATCGAGAATTACATAAATTATATCTTAAAGATAAGGCGAGGGGCAAGGAACAGGTCTGGCAAAAACAGTCATACAAGACTCACCTTAAAAACCTACGTAACCTTCATGAAGAATCAAGGGGCAAGCATGGCAGGTCAAAGTGAAAACGGTATAAGATATACTGAAGCTAAGTATGAAAAGATATGCTTTAGTTGTGAGAAGCCATACTTTCCTAAAGTTGGGTCATATAAGAGTACAAAGTTTTGTAGTAGTACTTGTTACTATAAAAAACAAGCCGAATACTTAAAAGAACGTGGAGTATATAAGGGGGGATATAATCGTGAAACCTATATAATAACATGGCTTATAGCAAGAGGCGAAAAAGATTTTAACGCACCATGTCATTGGTGTGGCATATCTCTTGCACCTAATAACTATAACCTAGATCATGTCATTCCTAGAAGTAAATGTAAGACACGTAAGGAGATGACTAATATAGATAACCTTGTGGTTTCATGTAAAACCTGTAACGCCCTTAAAAGTAGCAAAAAAGCTGAGGAGTTTGAAGTAATATTGAACGCAAATAAAGAGGTTGAAAATGTATAAACCTCTACCAAAGTCAGTAGCAATAAAAGATTCAGCAATACATGGACAAGGACTATTTGCAGTAGAGAATATTCCATTCGGTATAGAGTTAGGAATCTCTCACATATTTGCAGTAGGCTTCCAAAACAATTACATACGTACACCACTAGGAGGTTTTGTTAATCATAGTGATGATCCTAACTGTGGCAAGACAAGGAGCCATAGTGACTCAACTCTGACATACTATATTCTACATACTATAAAGAATATAGAGGAAGGCGAAGAACTAACACTTAACTATACAATGTATATTATATGACACATAAGTACACCATAGAAACGATATTCCACTTCAGTTGTAGCGAGTGTAAAAACTGGTGGTCTGTGGCAGTAGTACATATATCTGGTATGGCACACTATCCAGAAGGTAGGGCTTTTTGCCCTCATTGTGGTAAGGAGTCAATAACAGAAAAGATTAATATGAAGAACATTGAATGAATTTATCATTCATGATATAATACAATCTTAATCTTTGGAGATAATATGATTATAAGACTCTACGAGTCAGGTAAGCTAGACCTTGAGACAGTCGGAACTATGCTTTGGCAAGCAGATAAGCAAGCCAACTTCCATCCAGACGCTCGCTGGATAAATTCATCATCATTTGGAACTACAGAAGCATCAACACGGAACAAGAGTCGTGTTTACAGGGAGTTCTTTGTCCGTTGGATCGGACGAGAGTCTATTGTAATGTGGCTTACCAGTAACCAGATACTCTTTGAGGTCATGTCCTTTGATATGCTTCCTGAAGAAGAAGAAGCTATTAATGAGAACTACTCTAACTCAGACTTTACTGAACCGTTAAACCATATAAACTAATGATACATCCAGATATTAGACTCAGCCATTCCAGCGCAAACAACTTCTGCGCCAAGCAATTATGGTATAAGAAACTAGGTGGAGCAAAGTTCCAGTACAACTTTTATTCAGGTGCAGGTACTTTAGTCGATGCAGGTTATGAGGCAGGGCTTAAAAATATTATGACAGGCATACCTGCTTGTAACATACGTAAGTCTATGGAAAAGAAACTAGAGTCTATGGAGGGACTACTAGATTATCCTGAGTACCTCAAACTTACAGAGTCTATGGATGATCATGTCAGGGCAGTCGAGGACTACATAGGCTGGATAAACTACAAACCACTAGAGACACAGTATTTCTTCAACATAATCTTTGAAGGTCATACCAGACAAACGACAGGCTACATGGACATTGTTGCCGAGAGGCAAGATTTGCCCCTCATTATAGATATAAAGCGACAATCCAAACCTGCTAAGAAAGCCAAACGTGAGTGGATCATGCAAGGCGCACTTTATGCATTAGTTATTATGAAGCAGAGGAATCTTACAGAGATACCCAGCTTTGAGAATCATCTCATAATACCAAACCAACCACCTGTGTTCCTACGTACAGAACTAACGGCAGAACATTTATACATGGCCTATAAGTTACTGACTGAGCTTAATGAGCGTGTGGATAAGGACTACTGGCCTCTTAACCGTAGCCACTCCTTATGTTCTGGTATGTGGTGTGATGTTTATGATAGGTGCCACTATGAGAATTTCGTTGGAGTTGATGACCTTGTAGGAAAAATTCAATGAACTATAACAAGCTAAAGAGGTTATACATTACAGAACAACACTTAACGCTTGCAGTAAAGACATTAAGGGAGGGGAGCTATGACGAAACCAGAAGGATACTCTACACAGCACTATCATCAATCGGGCAACTTCAAGAAATCCTTGAACAAGAAGCCTTCGATGACTTTGAGGAGCGAAAACAGGACAAGTAAACTTAAGAGAGATAAACAAGTTATTGCTAGGTTAAATGAGCTTGGCTATACAAAGGGGGACAACGGTAATTTCCCTTGCTTTTGTGGTAAATTGGACGAAGACACCGCATGGTGGATGTCTAACTGCAAGAGCAGAAGCAATCACTTATTCTGCCCAACATGTACTGAACGAGTATTTGAACCAGAGATTAAGGAGACCCTAGATAAATTACTAGGTCTCTGGAAAGAATATAAGTGGCGTATGTGGAAGGCAGATAAGGTATCAATCAGTAATCTATTAAGCAAAGGAAATAATGCTTGAAAAATATAAAAGGAAAGTCATGAGGAAGCCTGAGAAACTCGTTGTAGAGGGTGAAACTGGCGCAGGGAAGACTACCTTTGCGTGTTCTTCTCATACAGAGAAAGAACCTGTATTCGTTATCAATTCAGATGACGGAGGTGAGAATGTATTTCACAAGACAGGTATAAATTTAATTCATGACTGTATACCTACAGGCGATGTGAAGGAGAACGCTGAGAAGTGGGACTCCGTCATGGGTGCCTTGCGTGAGCTTGCAAGTGATAAGACTGGCGTAAAGCGGATCATCATAGATTCCGTTGACAAGTTGGAGCTATTGGCACAAGGAAAGGTGTGTCAGGAGCACAAATGTGAAAATATCGAATCGCCGGGTTATGGTAAAGGATACCTTTATGCTTCGGGACACATCCAAAAACTATTGAGTGGCCTCAACTATTTAAGAGACTCTCAAAGTATCCAGCCAATCCTTATCTGTCATACTCAGATACGGACAATCAATAAACCAACAATGGAGCCATATGACTCTTTTATTTTAAAACTTCATAAA